GGGAGAGATACCCTCTGCTTGCAGTGCACAAACACCTATACTCGTAAGAGTATAAGTTATTCCAAAGGAGCAGTCCAATCCCATCGACACAACATACTCGAAAGCGTCCCTATGGTGCGCTTGTAATGCGCGGCAAAAGGACAAGGACCGACTCGAGTGGAAATGATATTCCACAAGCGGGTGGTCCTTTTCGAGAGGTTGCGTTGACGGGGAAACAGATCACTGTTTCGGAAGGGCATCAATGGCCTCCTCGTAAGGGGAGCACCAACGATGTCGGCGGGCCGTTTTACACGACCCGGTCGTACGTCAAGGGAAATCCCCATAGACGTGTGACGCTGAAGCGCGTATTGTCCGGCATAACTAGACGTTATGACGGTCCAATATGGGCATATCAGCCCGAGGGCGGATCTGGCATACTGTGGCCATCTTCAGCAGAATCGAGTGATTCGGTTCTGAAGTCGATGGGCACCACAGCTATTGCTAGATGTGCCCCCACTAATTCGGTTGCAGATGCTGCAACGTTTCTAGGAGAGACATTGAAGGATGGAATTCCTTCCGTGCCGCTTCTTCGAGCGTTGGAGTCCAGAACCCGTGTGGCCCTTAGGGCCGGAGATGAATTTCTCAACACGGTTTTTGGATGGCTGCCGCTTGTCAGCGACGTCACTAACATACGTGACGCCGTCGTCCATGCTGAAACTGTGTTAAAGCAGTTTGAGCGGGACTCTGGCAGGACGGTTCGCCGCACCTACAACTTTCCATTGGACAAAAGTGCTACGGATGACTCCGTCATCGCTACCAACACGTCGCTCAGAAGAGCGGCAGCTGATAGCGATTTCGAGAGTTCACTCGTACCACCTGATGGCTATGGAACAGTTGTCAAACGGTCAGAGACCGTTAGACGCCAGTGGTTTTCCGGTGCATTTACCTACCATCTACCTTCCGACTTTGACTCTCGGAAGGGAATGGTCGATAGTGCAGCGAATGCCGACAAGTTGTTCGGCGTATCACTGACCCCAGAAGTTCTCTGGGAACTGACTCCATGGAGCTGGGCCGTCGACTGGGTCACTAATGCTGGGGATGTTTTACACAACCTCAGCCAGTGGCAACAGTTCGGTCTGGTCCTGCGGTATGGGTACATGATGGAACATTCCATCAAGAAAGATACCTATACCTTTTTCGGGAAGTCCGGCTTGTTTGGACGTCCCGATCTTTCGGCACCACCTCTTGTTCTCATTACTGAGACCAAGAAAAGAGTGCCGGCAGGTCCCTTTGGATTCGGGTTAACCTGGGATGGTTTGTCTCCACTCCAGATCTCGATTCTGAGTGCTGTGGGAATCACTCGCGGCGCTTAGACAGTTGTACTGTCAAAAACACCACCGTCACGTATTAAGTGACGAGAACGGAGCACGCCAATGGCGTTTGCCGATCCACAGTCCATCACGATCTCGGGTACCCCGGTATCTTTGCCTAAGACTCAATCTGGCATCGATCTCGGAAAGTACACGAGCGCGGATGGGCTGGTTGACCTAATTGCCCAAAGCGCCTACGGGCGCCGGACAAGAAGGACACTCAGGGTTGACCATTCGAAGATCACCTCAGACCCGTTTATCCCCGCCAACAATGTCAAGGTCGGTATGTCTGTATATACCGTCTTTGACTTGCCGGTTGTGGGGTATACGAATGCTGAGGCGAAGGCAGTATATGATGGCTATAAAGCCATGATTGCTGCTTCTTCGGATCTCCTCATCACCAAACTTCTTGGTGGTGAGTCCTGATCGCACAACATGCCGCACTGTTCATCCACTCGGCCGTTGATTCGGCACTTGTGGGGGCAGTTGGTATGTATGCGATTAGGGCGATGTCTGGTGGGCGATCTTCGCGTGAAACACGCGAACATCGACCTCGGAATCGTCCTCATTATGTAAGAGATTACATTCCTGAGGATGAGACCGAAGAGGCCTATGACACCCGCGAAAGCGGTTGGCATCAGCCTACTCATCAGTATCGGAGGTCTCAGGACCGGTGGACTAAATAATCCATCGTTCCTGACGACGGCTGTGATTCGGCTGACTGTGTTAAAAAGCACAGTCAGTCGTCTCACGCATCAACATTGGCTAAGGAAAGCACACCTCTATAAAAGGAGGGGCTTTGAAAAGCCTGATGTTGCTCTGGAAAGTGTTAGCGCAAGAATGCGCTAACGAGTTGTGCACTAGCGCCACCCGTGACTACAAAATAGTCACGCGTCGGTGCGAACATGAGGGGTTATCATTTTTAACGATAACCCTACCCAAATTCGGAAAAGACTTCCAAAAAAGTCTTGACCGAGGCTGGGTCGATCGCGATCTCTTCCAGGGTTTTACCTGGAGAGCAGGTCTCCCCCGATTTCTCGGAGGTTTCCTCGATCGTGTGTTCGACCGTGCTAGTGGTGAGTTACTCGATTCACCATGCATAGATGCAATTCGATCCATACGTCAGTTAACACTGATGTTTGGAAAGATCCAGCTCCCTTGCAGTGATGCAAGAGAGAGGGCCGCTATGCGCGGTTTTATCGAGTGTGAGAAGGAGGTCAAAGATGCTCAGTCCACCTTGAGTCCTCGTTTAATCGAGGACTTCGGGCGGATGTCAGCATTGCTGTTTCGGGACGTATTCACCGTTGTAGACCATGAGGCCTACTATGGCGAAATGATTCCGAAACACGGCCCAGGAGCAACAGCTGATAGGTTGCGTGCAAACGCAAAATACCAGCTTAGCGAATGGACCGACCGATTGGAGTCGATATTCCCTTCTGGGGAGTATCTCCTTCCAAACTGGTCCTTTGTGGACCAGTACTTCGGTATTGACCACCTCGAACCCGGTTCAGAGAGACCTGTTAGGGTCATATCTGTTCCTAAGACGCTAGAGACACCTCGCATTATTGCGATAGAGCCAACTGCTATGCAGTATGCACAGCAGGCGGTTCTCCGCAGTTTGCGGAAGGCTCTCCAGAGGAATGACACCCTCTGGAACCTTCTCGGGTTTCTTGATCAGACGCCTAACCAGCGTTTGGCTAAGGAAGGTTCCCAGTATAGGAACCTAGCTACACTCGATTTGAGTGAAGCTTCCGATCGAGTCTCTAATCAGCTCGTACGTGAAATGCTCCTCCATCACCCTTGGTTGTATAGGGCGGTGGATGCGTGCAGGTCACGGAAGGCTGATGTACCTGGTCAAGGCGTAATTCGTCTTGCCAAGTTCGCATCTATGGGTTCAGCTCTCACCTTCCCAATTGAGTCGATGGTCTTTTTGACCATTGTCTTCCTTGGGATTGAGCGAGAGCTTAACTCACCTCTTACCCGCCGTATGGTAAAACCGTACGTGGGTAAGGTGCGTGTCTTTGGGGACGATTTAATCGTTCCCAAGGACGACGTGCACTCTGTCGTCGACATGCTCGAAACTTTTGGGTTTCGAGTTAATGCCGGCAAGTCTTTCTGGACTGGAAAGTTCAGAGAGTCTTGCGGTAAGGACTACTATGCGGGCTCTGACGTTTCAGTTGTCAGGGTCCGTAGAAAGTTCCCTACCCGGCAGCAGCACACCGCGGAAGTCATCTCTATTGTTTCGCTTCGTAATCAGCTTTACCAAGCTGGTTACTGGCAAACAGTTAGATGGCTTGACGAGTACATTCGGAAGGTGATAAATCACTTCCCGACTGTACAGCCATCGTCTCCCGCGCTAGGCAGGCACTCCTGGCTTGCACCTGAATATGAAACTCAGGTGCCTGACCGGTGGTGCTCTTCTCTCCATAAGCCCCTTGTCAAGGGCCTAAGAGAGGTCCCGCAAATTCCAGTATCAAAACTGGAAGGATCGGGCGCCTTGCTCAAGTGGTTCCTCCTAAAGGAGAACCAAGATGACAGGTGTTACCCTGACTCTACGGATTGGATGATCCGAAAGTCATGGAACACTCGTCACTTGGCAGCCTCCAATGGGAGTAACGACCATTTGACGCGTGCTGGACGCGCCTATGCCGTCAAACTCAAGCTAGGCTGGGTATCCCAGTATTAAACTGGGGCCTGGGGCGAAAGCCCCTTGCGGAGAGACCACACTTGTATTATTGTTTAAATACAAGTGACAAAGGGTAACTCCGACAGTTACGCAATTACCTCCTTCTTGGTAGTTGTTATACTGGCGGAGATGCACTTTGGCAGTGC